CACGTATCGATGGACCAATTACGGCACTGTTGATTAAGCCAAGCCCAAGTAGCCTTGAAGCACCCGCGGTAGTAGTTACGTTCACTTATTGGTGGAACGCACACACACCCTCGGACTCATGAGTTCTAGATGATAACATACCATATCGTAATGTCTCCAGTTCATTGTTGTCTGGATACTTTCGTAATATGAACTTTCTCGGATAATTGTATCGAGAGAGTTTTGGTATGGGTTCTTTAGTGGACTCTTGCTGCGCTATAAACGGACTGACGCCAACCTCGCGTTGTAATTGTGTCTGTGGTTGTTTCTTAACCGTATTGAGATAATAGCAGCTATATTGTTTTTGTAGTTGTGTTAACTTTGTATGGTCCATAGTAAATAGACCAAGTCCACCAGCCTCTTTAGGCATATATTCTGAGCGATATTTTCGCCAGATTTTAAAACTTTTGGATTTACCAAAGTTTGGGAAGTATCTTATGTATTTCTTTAATATGTCTTCGGTCACGTCTTTTCCGCTACCCTCTTTAATAAACTTCTTGATGGAATCACATTCCTCATCAAGTTTGCCACACGTATTTGTCAACTTTAGGTTGAAGAAATTCAGTGGTCCAGAGGTAGAATATGGTCTACTGTTGATTGTAAAGTAGTTTTTATCAACAAGACTCTTTCCTTTCGACGGAATAAATCCAGCTTCTTGTGTGTATTTCATCCAGAGTTGAATAAACTCTAGGGTGCCTCTAAATAATATATCATCTCCATTTATCAATGGTTTTGTAGATTTATTGGGCATCATGTCTTGTACACACTCGTATATCAATTTATTGACAACACATAATATTGGGAATGATAATATAGATCCCATAAGTTGACCATTAGTCGTGATAAAGTCATCTATGAAACAGTTTTCAAATTGTTCCTTAAAGACTTCATGACCTGGTATACTTTCTATAACGATTGTGATAACACGTCGTTTTAGGTTGTCAGTTGCAGCTTCGTAATCGCCTGAACAGTATAGTAACGATTGATCGTCTACTTCTGTAAGCTTACGTATGTGGTCCCAATCATTGTGTTCTTTAGTTAAAATGAACTCTGGTGATTTCCGTTGGATGTATTTTAACAACGATTTCTGTACTTCCTTGTACATTAATTGTGTATGATGCATCTTTGTTATGGTTCTAACTTTCAGAGGTTCGTCTAGTTGAACTGACGTACCATGAGGTTCCCATAAATTGTAATTCCACTTTGCTGCCATATTGTGAATGGCTAACTCTCGCAGTGTTCGATATGGTTTGAGCTCGGGTATTCCGTACTCGTTCTTTAAAACTGTAGACATACAGCTGCCATCGAAACATGCTTTAGTTGATAAGCCCATTCTTAAGCTGGGGACTTTGTAGTCCTTAAAATACTTAACAGCCTTGCGTCTGAGATCTTCTGCGAATTTAGATTCGATTGGGAGATCTTGAGTTAAGCGCGCTTTGAAAGATGCGTAATCTTTCTCTTTTACCACTTTAGGTAATGGTGCATTAACTCCTCTTTTTGCTTGCCAAAGTTGGAAGGCAAATCGAAATTTTTGTAATCGACGCTTCATATAGACTCTATTTGGTCTGTTAAAAAACCAAAATTTTTCGTCGTAGCCCGTAGGCTCTTCGATTATGTCTAGGCTGTAACGAGATATCCATCGAGACGTATGGTACTTATAGTGTTTGACACACTCTTCTGGACCAAGCTTCTTTAGATATTTCATAAAGTGAACCGGTATTGATAGATTCTTCCCGCCTATTAAACTATAGGAGGTCTTAAGAGAGCGCATTAGCTCTTTTATAAATTTTGGATCTAGATCCGGGGTGTGAGACTTACAGTTATCTCTGACTGTAGTACTACCACCACTCACCATTCGCGATAATGTTTCATGAACGTTGTTAGTGATGACTGACAATATGCTTGAATATATAATCCGCACATACCGGCCTGGGTACTAACCAGGTTCCGC